CTGTGCCTGAGAATGAGACGATTAAGTTTATGGTTGCTGCTGATGATGGTGGCACGGTCAAGATCGGCGCAACGGAGTTCGGCACTTGGAATGATAAGGGTTGTTCTTGGTCTGCTGAAACTTCTGAACAGTTTGTTGCTGGGTCTTATGCGCTTGACGGTTGGTTTTATGAGAATGGTGGTGGCACTTGTTTTATGTTGGCTTGGAACATTGATGAGGCTGGCTGGGAGATTGTGCCTGATTCGGCGTTTACTACTAACGAGGTTGCTGTTACAACAACGACCACAACAACCACGACCACGACAACCACAACAACACTCCCAGAAACAACAACATCAAGTTCGCTACAAGTTTCATCTACGACAACCCTTCCCACATCAACGACCACAACCAGCGAGCCAATTCAGACAAGCACAACCACATCAGTTGCAGATACCACGACAACCCTTGCCACCACAACGACCACAACGACTCAATTACCTTCAACACCGACACAAACGACCTCTACAACCGATCAGCCCGTTGCTGTTCCCAATACTTCCGCACCTGTTTCCGAGCCTCTACCTGAGCAACAAGACGAGACCACGACAACAGAAACCACATCAGAAACCATAGACCCCACGACCAGCCTGCCAGATACCACACAAGAACCGATAGAAGTAGAAACATCGGTTCAGACTACCTTGCTTGAGCCTGTTAATACGACTACAACGAGTAAGCCCCGATTAGACGCTTCCTATTCAACCGTATTAGACGATCTAGCAACGCCCCTACCCTTACCTCAGATTGACGATTTAGAAGGCTCTAATGCGATCCTAGAGCGTGTTATTGAGATAGAAACCAATGAAACAGGCGAAATTAGCGAAGAAGTGTTTGAACGGATACTTGACGAGATCGCTGAAGCCGAACCCGAAAAAGTAGTGGCAATAGTAGAGGCGATTTTGGCAACGAACCTTACGCAGTCGCAGGCGGTTGAACTCGTAGTGTCGCCTGTAGTGCTTGAAGCGATAACAGAAGAACAAGCAGAGCAGATCTTTGAATCTGTTGTGGTTGAAGAATTGTCGGCTGAGCAGGCTGCACAGATGAGCGAAGTGTTAAGTGAAGCACCAAGCAAAGTCAAGAAAACTTTTGAGAAAGTTATAAATATTTTTGGTTCACAGTTTGAGAATTATGTGCCGAATGGTTCTAATATCCCTGTTTCGCAGCGCAGAAGCCTTGTCGCCATCGGCGGTCTTTTGACTATGCTTCCAATGCCGACTACAAGGATTAGCAGATGAAAAAGATTAAAGATTATTTTGTAGATAACACTTGGACTTGGGTTGGCACAGGGCTTGTTTTGATTACGCTTTCTGGCACAACTTTTCGTCAGGCTTTACTGCTCACAGGCATCGGCATTGTTATACACTCGGTCTTGACACTTGGTTCAAAGGAATGATTTATGAAAAAGGCACAAGATATTGCTCAAAGACTTCTTTCGCTTTTTATGGCGAACGCATTAGCGATAGTTACAGGTTCAGCAATCGTTGGCGGTATTCCCGTTTGGAAAGCGGCAGCACTTGCAGGCTTCACGGCTGTCGCTCAAGTTGCGGAACGACTTGCTAAAGCATCTGTTGATGGCAACCTAACCGCACAAGAAATTTCTGATGCGTTCGGTGGCAACGGCAAGAAGATCGCCAAGAAGCGAGTAGCAAAATGAAACGCCCATACACGGGCAATAAAGACGGACTCGCTCAAGGCGAGCGTAAAGGTTTAACAGTTTTTATCAAACAGTTGTGTGCTTTGTATCCTGCGCTTTGGAATAACGGCAGTTATGTGAATCGTTCTATGCGAGGCAAACAAGGGTCGTTATCGGTTCACGCAACAGGGCGAGCAGTTGATTTGTCTTACCGTTTTATGGCGAAAGAAAAGCGTGGCATACCCGAAGGTGGCAGAAAACAAGCGATGGAAGCGATGGACTTTGTTGTGAAGAACGCTGACGCTTTCGGTCTTGAGGCAATCTTGGATTACTTCCCGATGCCACACGGCAGAGGTTGGCGATGTGATCGTGCTAGTTGGTCTATCTATACGAAGCCAGAGATTCACGGTGCGCCGATGGGTGATTGGGTTCATTTTGAGATTTCGCCAGCGATGGCTGATAACCCTGATGCGATGCGTGAAGCGTTCGCTCAAGCAGTAAAGCCTGTCGCATAATGTCTGACGCTTTCGCTACCATTGTTGTTGCGCTGATCAGCACGATTGGTGTAATTATTGTCGGGTTAATGCAGTTATTTAAGAAGGAAGCGAGAGAAGCAGCGATTGAAAACCGTCAAGATCACGCCATTGTTCAACAGCAGTTGCGAATGATATTCAAGACAGTGAACAGGGTAGATGACAAGTTAGAGAAACATTTAGACCAACACGCAGAAGGAACAACTAATGGGAAAACTGCTAGAAGAAATTAAACAAACACCAATTCGCACGGGCAAACCGCCACGCAAAATTGATTTAATTCTAGAAAAGTTAAACAAACAAGACGCAGCAGATCTACTTGACGCAATAAGCGATCACAGTATTTCGCCGTCAGTTATCGCACGAGTGTTACGCAACAAAGGTTTTGATGTAACACGAACAGCCGTGCAACGCTACAGAGGCTTGTATGAGTCTTAAAGACGAGATAGGTAACGAGGCTGCTGTTGAAACTGATTTGATTCGTTTACGCAGGCAGCGAGATAGTTTCGCTAATCAGAACGCACGACTAACCGAGCAACTTGAGCAGGTTGAGAAATGTTTAGCGATTGTTGAACACGCCGAAGGTGTAAGTATTTCGCCTCCGTCTTGGCTTGCGCCAGCGAAACCTAAACGCTCGGCAGCAACATTGGTTGTGATGTTGAGCGATACACACTTTGACGAAGTAGTGAACTTGCACGAGATGGAAGGTTTGAATTGTTATAACCGTGAGATCGCTGTTATGCGTTTAGAGAAGTGGGCGCAGAATGTTGTGAAACTTTCTAGACATTATTTGTCGGGTGTTTCTTATGATGGTGTTGTAGTGATTCTTGGTGGCGATATTTTTACTGGCGACATTCACGAAGAACTTGCTTTGACTAACGAGGACACGATGATTGGTTCGTTGCTGTTCTGGTCTGAACAGATTGCTGCTGCGATACAACTATTGACTGACGAGTTTAAGAAATGTTATGTCGTTAGCGTTGTCGGTAATCACGGGCGAATGACTCGCAAGCCCCGTATGAAGCAACGAGTGAAAACCAATTTTGATTATCTGTTAGCGAAAATGGTTGAACGGCATTTCAGACTTGATAAGAGAGTGTCGTTTGATATCCCTGAATCTGCTGATGCGCTTATAAAGATTTACGATCACGGGCATTTGATTACTCACGGCGATCAAGTATCTGGTGGCGGTGGCATCGGCGGTATCTATCCTCCGATTATGCGTATGCGAGCAAGAAAGCAGGCACGATATTTGGCAACAGGCAAATCGTTTCAAACACTTTGGCTTGGTCACTGGCATCAATATATTTCTACGCCTTCAATGATCGTGAATGGCAGCCTAAAAGGTTTTGACGAATATGCGATGCTGATGGGTTTCGGTCACGAACAACCACAACAAGCATTAGCGATTGTTACACCTGAAAGAAACATTACGATTCAAGCACCTGTGTTTTGTTTAGATCGCAAGAAAGAAGGTTGGTGATGGCTTCCGTTGTGTATGTGAAGTGGCACGATGCTCACGCTGTCGCACCGTCTTGGGTTGCGCTTGACGATATTGTTGATGAGCCTGCGATAGTTGAATCTGTTGGTTGGCTTGTGCCGAATGCGATTGCTGACCATATTGTTTTGGCGCAGTCTGTTCTCGGTGACGAAGGTGATCACATTCTTGCGATTCCTGTTGGTATGGTTCGTGAGATGAAAACTTTGTTTTCTGATTTGCTACCATAAAAAGTTGTGCGAGGTGTTCTCCTTCTCCACCTGCGCACACGGGTTGAGCAGACCAGCCTTTCGGGGCTGGTTCTGTTCCCCGTGTCCTGCAAACCGAGCCAGTCAAGGATTATAAAGATTTTGTTTCAAGGCTTGTTTCGTGTAAACTGAAGTCATCAAGTTCAAGAGGAGGACATGATGAAACTGAAAATATCAACGGTAGCACTTAGCGATCACGACAGCAGGTTGTACAGACACGATGACAGCACCGACACAGTGCGAGTGCATCAAGATAAGGTCGGCGCAATCTACACGATCATCAAGCGCACCAAGACAGTCACAACAGTTGAGATGAGCAACGAAGCAATCGCAGAGTTCTTAGATGACTGCGACTATCAAGATGAGTTCACCGACATAGAAGAAAGTCGCACAGGCGTTTATGCTCGTGCGATTAAAAGTGTAAAGAAACAGTTAGAGAATCAATAGGTCAAAACTGAAGAGGAGGCACAATGAAAACTAAAGAAACTTGTGTTTGTTCAGTTTGCGACAAACAATTCAAAAACATTACTGAACATATGTTGCACTACATGAAAGAACACGATGACGGTTACAAAGAACACAAAGATCGCCGTCAGCAAACTGTGACTTGCGGTTACTGTTACAAGCAGATGAAACTGCCTGTGTTGGTTTGCGAGTGCGGTCAGAAACATTGGTCAGTAAATCAATAACATAAACAAAAGTTCAAGAGGAGGACTTGAAAATGGAAACAGAAAAAGCAATCAATGAAATCAAAGAAGCGATAGAACGGTTCGGTGTTCCGTGTTGGGTGGCGCACACCAGCCATCCGACCCGTAGCGCAGTTCCGAAAGAAGTGAAAAAAGAATTGTTAGCGACAGCGAAAGTTTCGCAAGGCTGGTCAAAACAATTTGACGAACAATTTGTTTTCGGGAAAACACGAACCGATGACAAAGAAAACATTATGGAATGGGCTAAAGAAAATGTGTTTGAAATGGTCACAGTGAAGCAAGTCGCAGAGGCTTGCGGTGTTACTGAAGGCTGTGCGAAACGAACAATGAACACTCGCCCAGATGTCTTCAAAAAGTTCGGTAAAGAATATGAAGTCCGTGATGCTGACGCTGATCGGAAAGCACAAAAGAAATAACTGACACAAACAACGAGGAGGATTTATGGCGACAGAAGAAACAATTGAAAACTTGCCAATCGCTGGCTGTGGATACCTTGATGCGCCGACATCAAAGCATGGGGAAACCATACATCTGCGACAAGTGCGCTATGTGATTCGGCGACACTTCAAAGAAATGAACGGAAGAATGTTCACGATGTTTTATATTTTTGATAAACACAAAAACGAAATACCTGTGTGGGCTGAAAATGTTTTCATTGAAAGGCACTACGCCGTAGGAACTTTACAAGAATATTTGTTGGGCTTGAATGGTCGTTCAATTTACGAATTAATCATTGAGGCTGAACAAAGCCCATTGACATTCACTGAGCGTAACAAAGCCTGTTTGAAATATCCGACAACTGTGTAACACCCTTGAGCCACAATGAAATCAACATAAACAAACAAAGAAAGAAGGACAGAGATGGAAAGATTACCGAAACCGAAACACGGCAGTAAAGAATGGCTGATGGAAAGGTGGCGAGACGAGTTCGGTAGGTGCGTGTTCGGGGCTTCAGATATCCCTGCGCTGATGAACGCATCACCATACAAGACGAGAGCAGAACTGTTCGCCGATAAGTTAAATGAGCCAGAACCACAAACAGAAACAGCGATATTTCGGCGTGGCAATCTTCTTGAGAAACCGTTGCTTGAAGCAGCAGCAGATTTCTTGAATTATGACATTTACACGCCTGATTCCATGTATCGCAACGGCAGGTTGATAGTCACTCTTGACGGTGTTGATAATTCAATTCAACCTGAATATATCGTTGAAGCAAAAACCACAACACGATATTCAATTCATGACCAAAATGATTTGCCTACTGAATGGCTTTGGCAAGGTTGGGCTCAACAAGCGGTGCTTGAGTGTTCAAAAGTTTATTTCTCGGTGCTTGACCGTGATTTGAGAATCAGTGTTGTTGAGTTACCTAAGAACGAAACAGCGATTGACGCACTGCGCTTAGAAGCAGAAATCTTTGGTGAATGGGTAGATAACAATACGCCACCACTTGACGAGATAAACAACTTCAGCGCAGATGATATTGCTCGCATCTGGAAAGCGACACCAACGATGGTTGAGTTAGATGCGACAGCAGCGCAATTAGTTATTGATCTTGAAAAAGCACGGGCAACTTCTAAAGAAGCCAGTGATGCTGAAGCAAGAATTAAAGATGCGCTTGCTCAGTTGATGTTGAATCACGAGATAGGAATGTTTAACGGGCAGAAGATTGTTTCGTGGCAACAGCAAGCAGGTAAGACTGCGCTAAACACGGCGAGGCTTCGTGCTGAACACCCAGAGTTAGTTAAGCAATATGAAAAGCAAGGTAATCCATACCGTGTGATGAGAACACACAGAAAGAAGGTTAAATAATGAGCGTTGAAACGATGGCAAAAGTTTCTGTTTACAATTTCAGAACTTTTGAAGCCTATGAATCTTGGCACGATACATACAGGCAAGCAAAAACATTTGTTGATTCGTTAAAAGACAACAAACAAATAATCATCGGCTCAGTTGATGTTATTGAAGTTCTATCCTAAACACACAGAAAGAAGGTTAAATAATGAGTAATGAAACAGAAGCACTACTGCTCAAAGCAGTGTTAGAGCAATACGCAACACCCGACCCGAAGATTGTCGGCACAATACCACGCAACGGAATCAACCTCGCATATGTGAGTCACGCAGAAATCACCCGCATCTTGATTGAGATTGACCCGATGTGGAACTGGCAACCTGTCGCTTGGGTTGATGGCAGACCAGCAATACACGAAGCAAACGGCGTAGCAACAATGTGGGGAACACTTACCTTGCTTGGCAAGTCGCTTGTCGGTGTCGGTTCGGTGCGATCAGACAAACCTGATCTAGATAAAGAACTTATCGGAGACTTCTTGCGAAACGCTGCAATGCGGTTCGGTATTTGTCTATCGCTTTGGTCTAAACAAGATTGGGAAACACCACGCAACAATGTAAGCAGCGTTTATACGAGTTACCCGATGAGTCAAGTTGAGGTTGAAAAGAGCAAACAGGCGCACCCAGCGAATGTTCAGCCAAAAAACAGCGTCTCAGATGCTCTCAGCGATGCCCAAATTGAACAAGCCTTCACAACACCCCCGAAATCCACAGCGAAGATAGGCAGCCTGATTTCAGATAAGCAGAAAGGTTTAGTGTCATCTTTAGGTAAAGAAGTCGCTGATGGTGATATC